TTATAAACTAACACTAAAAACTAAACAACATGAACACAATCAACATCACAAAAAAAGTATCTACACTTACAACTTGGCAAATCGAAAAATCAAAGGAGCGCATCGAATACGAAAGTGACAATGCTACTTTCTACGTATGGAATGCAGACAATGAGATAACTGCTTCCATCGACCTTGCAGATGCATTTTGGACTATGCAACTATGTGACATTGCAGTTAGCAATGACAAGCACGAAATTAAACTTGCTGGCAACAATTACATTTCGCACACCTCATTCTTATCAATGGTATTAACCGAATTTTTACACAAAAACAAATAAATAAACAAAATGACAATCAAAGGCACAATTAAGCGCATAGGCGCAACGCAAACAGTTAGTGACGGTAAGTTTTCAAAGAGGGAACTAATCTTAACCACAACAGACCAGTATCCGCAAGTAGTATCAATCGAATTGCAGCAAAAATCCTGCTCATTAGCAGATGACCTCAAAGTAGGTCAAGACATTGAGGCTTACATTAACATCAGAGGGCGTGAGTGGACATCACCGCAAGGCGAAGTTAAGGTGTTCAATACGATTGCTTGTTGGAAGATAGATGCTAATCCGTTTAGTGAGGCAGCACCAAGTGAAACACCTGCACATGGTGGATTAAGTAAAGATGATTTATTTTAATAACCTATAAAAACAACAAACAATGAACACACAAGTAAGCACAGTACAACAACTGCCAATCAACGAATTGATGAACATGGCTAAAGCATTCGCAGAAAGCGGAATGTTTGCAGACACGAAGTCAGCAGCACAAGCAATAGTAAAAATTCAAGCAGGGCAAGAAATCGGAATACCTCCATTCGCTGCAATGACAGGCATTCACATCATACAAGGTAAACCAACCATTGGCGCGGGCTTAATTGCATCAAGAGTCAAAGGTAGTGGTAAGTATGACTACAAAGTAATTGAGGCATCAGAAAAGGTTTGCTCAATTGATTTCTATCAAGGTAAAGAGAAAATAGGTAATAGCACATTCACTATCGAGGATGCTAAAAAAGCACTAACTAAAAATATTGATAAATTCCCTAAAAATATGTTATTTGCAAGGGCAATTTCAAATGGTGTTAAGTGGTATTGCCCAGACATCTTTAGCGGACCAGTTTATGTGCCAGAAGAAATGCAATCAATAACTGAAGACACACCTCACACAGTAGTGTTGCCCAACATTGATGAGATAATTAATGATTTGCAAGTGTGCGTTAGTTTAGAGGAATTACAAGCAATTTGGAAAGCAGTGCCGAAAGACATTAAACTTGACTTGAGAGTATTGGCTGCTAAAGATGATATGAAAATAAAATTAACACTAGCGAACTAATGAAACTAACAATTTATCAAATTGAGCAAAGCTATAACCAATTAGCAGAAGAACTAATAGAGAATGGCGGGGAACTTACCCCGCTTTTAGAAGAGCAGTTAGCAATCACAGAAGAACAACTGCAAAACAAATCAGTTGCCTATTCTTTTGTTATCAAGCAAATGGATGCTGATGTTGACATCATTGATGCTGAAATTAAGAGGTTACAAGCATTAAAAAAACAACGTGAAAAGGCATCGGAGTATCTTAAAGAGCGCATTAAACACGCAATGGGCACATTTAGCATTGAAGAAATTAAAACACCATTGGTTAAAATTAACTTTAGGAAGTCGGAATCAGTTGAGGTGGATGATGTCAATGCACTACCATCACTTTACAAGGTGGTTAAGGTAACTGAACAAGCCGATAAAGCAGCTATTAAAGCAGCCATTAAAGATGGAGTTGAGGTTACTGGATGCAGGATAGAAACACATCGGAACTTGCAGATAAAGTAAATATTACTTATATTTGCAAACGAAATAACCGCCAAATTGAAAATATTTAACAACATAACCCCTATTTTAGTGTAGCCTCTTGGCGGTGGCGCACTTTAGTAGGGGTTTCTTTATACAATCAAATGAAAATATTTATGATTAAATCCCCAAGTGGGAAAGTTTACACCTTAAACGCTGATTCAAAGTTTCACGCAATACAGAAAGCAATAGTTAAGGATGACTTTAAATACCAGTCAAATCAATATAAATAATGAGAGATTCAGCAATTTTTTACCGAAGTTTTTACGAAGCCATCGACAATTTGCCATCAAGGTCACAGAAAGAGCAAGTATATTCATCCATATTTGACTTCATTTTCAAAAATATTGAACCGCAGTTAAAAGGCAATTCACTTTCAGTTTGGATTTTAATAAAGCCGCAACTTGTTGCTAATCAGATGCGTTACGAAAACGGAAGCCGAAGCAAAACGCAAGCGAAACCGAAGCAAAACGTAAGCGAAAGCCAAGCTAATAAGAATGTATTTAATAAGAATGAAAATAAGAATGAAAATAAGAATGAAAATGTGTTAATGGAAACTCACCCGCCCGCCCGCGAGGTTTTTCATTCTTTTGCTAAAGGATTGAACATAGATTACGAAAAATTAAAAGAAACCATTGATGAAAAGTACAACACATGGATTAAGAATGGTTGGAAAGATGGAAACGGAAAAGAAATAACCGACTGGGAGCAGAAATTTAAAAATACTTTGCCATATTTGAGGCCGATGCCAACAAAACAAACCGAAAACACAAAAGCTAAAGGCAATTGGGGAGGTAAGAATGCAAAATAAAAAGAAAACAGTGCGCATCGATGATGATGCCAATATTGAATGGGGAAAGCTACCACCACAAGCCGATGACTTGGAAGTGTCAATTATAGGTGCAATTCTTATACGTGCTACCTGCATAGATGAGATAGTGGATTTCTTTCGACCAGATATGATGTACAAAGAAAGTCACAAGGTTATACTTGATGCAATCTATACCCTTTATAAACTTTCAAGCCCTATCACAGTTGTAACTGTTAATAGTGAATTGAAACGCACAAGCAATTTAGAAAAGGTAGGAGGCACTTATTACTTAACCACCTTATGCAACAACGCTGACTTTAATGTTGAATACAATGCGCGCATAGTGTTTCAGAAATACACGCAGAGAGAACTTATATTGATGTCAGCAGGAATAATAAAGGAAAGCTATCAAGATAACGTAGATGCGTTTGAAATGCTTGAAAAAGGGCAAAGTATGATTGATAAGGTTACACAGACTATTCACGTTGGAAAGTTTGACAATGTTACTGACCTTTTCTTTGAATCTGAAAAGCGCAATATTGAGATAAGGTCAAAGCAAGGCATTAGCGGAGTGCCAAGTGGTTATTTTGACATCGATGCGATTACGGGAGGTTGGCAAAGTAGTGATTTGATAATTTTAGCAGCAAGACCCGGAATGGGAAAAACTGCATTTGTGCTCAACATTGCCCGAAATGCAGCAGTTGATTTTAATGAGCCAGTTGCGGTGTTTAGTTTAGAAATGTCATCAATGCAGCTAATAAATCGTTTGCAATCTGCCGAAAGTGAAATACCTTTGGAAAAGTTCATGCGTACTGGATTAAACGATGCTGAGGTGCAACATAAAAGATTAAAATGTCAAAGGTTAGTTGATAGTAAAATATTTATTGATGATACACCAGCAATATCTGTATTTGAATTCAAGGTTAAACTTAAAAAACTTAAGCGCGATCATAACATAAAACTTGCTATTGTTGACTACATTCAACTAATGACTGCTGGAAAAGTTGACAATGTTAACGGAAGAGAGCAGGAAGTTGGATATATTTCGCGCGGATTAAAGGCTATAGCAAAAGAGTTAAACATTCCGATTATTGCACTATCGCAGTTAAGTAGAAAAGTTGAAGAACGTGCCGATAAAACACCAATATTGTCAGACTTGCGTGAGAGTGGCAGCATTGAGCAGGATGCCGATATGGTTACGTTTTTATTTAGGCCCGAATATCATGGCATAATGGAAGATAATAATGGCAATAGCACAGTAGGCAAAGCGCAGTTTATAATTGCAAAGCACCGAAATGGCGCAACAACTGATGACATTCTACTTGGGTGGGATGGGCAGTACACAAAGTTTAGAGATATTAATGAAGCAATAATTACAGAGGCACCAGTATTCACAACAAACCTAAAACCAAATGAAGATTTTTAGCATCCCCGAATTCGAAACGTACTACCACAACACGTACAAACGGTCAAACATGGCCGAAGCGTTTTGGAACACCTTACCGATTGAACGCTTCAACCTTAACAAAAAGAAAGTCGTTAAGAAGCGAAAGGCGGAGCTCACAACTAATCATTTGGACTTGCCTGTAAACAATATCCTGCAACACAAAGAAACCAAAGATGCGTTTAATACCAATAAGTTTACCGATTTAATTATCGCTTACTTAAAATCAGTACACAACTGCAATAGTGCGAGACGAATCAGCAGCGAGGGCAGATACCGAAAAGGCATCGGTTACATTGCAGGACTGAATAAAGGTATGGAAGACATCCAGTGCATATTGAAAGGCCGATTGTTTGCGATTGAGGTCAAATCCGCAAGCGATAGGATAGGCCCCGACCAACTAAAACGCAAATCAGCAGTTGAATCCGATGGGGGTCATTACATTGTTGCTACATCGTTTGAGCAGGTGCAAACGGAATTATTAAGCATATTAAATTAATTCTTATCTTTGTGGTATGAAAGTAAAAGCAAAAGACCTTATACATGATGACAAAAATTTCAACAAAGGCAGCGAAGTAGGTGCTGAGTTGATTAAGAAATCATTTAGCAAATTTGGAGCAGGCCGTTCAATTCTTTTGGATAAAAACAATCGTATAATCGCAGGAAACAAGTCAGTTGAGTTTAGCGGTATTGATGATGTGCATATTATTGAATCAGATGGCACTAAATTAATTGCGGTAAAACGTACGGATATTGATTTAGATACACCATTGGGCAGAGAAATGGCACTTGCCGATAATGCATCTGCAAAGGCTAACATTGTGTTTGATGCCGAATTAATTGAAGCAGAACTTGGTGAAGCGGTATGTTTAGAGTGGGGAATAGATGTGGCTACGAAGTTAGAAGCAGAAGAAGATGAGTTTGATGTACCGGAAGAAGGAATTGAAACAGATATTGTATTGGGGGATTTGTTTGAGATAGGAGAACATAGATTGTTGTGCGGAGATTCAACTGATAGTGACCAGGTTGCAAAGTTGATGAATGGGCAAACATTTCAATTATTAGCAACATCACCTCCATATAATCAAGGCAATAATAATGGAGACCTTTTAACAAATGGTAAAAAAGCAGTTAGACTTTATGATGATAAAAATGCAGATAATAAAAGTAGTGATGATTATTATAAATTTTGTATTGATATTTTAAAAACATCATTTTTATTTAAAAACGATGATTCTCATACAATATGTTGGAATGTAGCTTATAATGCTAAATCAAGATGCGATTATGGTAAGATTATTTTTGGATTAGATAATCCATTTGAAGTTAAAGAAACTATTGTATGGGATAAAGGTCACGCTATTAATTTACCTCAAGTTGGTATTTATAGCAGAAGATGTGAATTTGTTTTTGTTATGAGTTCAAACGAAAAATACCATACAAGCCAAACTTATAATGATTGCAGATGGAATATTTATAATATTTCAACAATGAATAGTCAAACAACAGATGGAGCAGTTGAACATAGGGCAGCATTTCCAATTAAGTTTGCAGAAAAAATGATAAATGATTTTAGTTTAGTAAATGATTTAATTTACGAACCATTTACCGGAAGCGGAACAACAATGGTAGCTTCACAACAACTTAAACGCAAATGTTACGGAATGGAATTAGACCCAAAATATTGCCAAGTAATAATTGACCGAATGAAAAAACTTGACCCGAGTTTAACAATAAAGCGCAATGGAGTTACCATCTAAACATATTGAGTTTGTTCAGTTAGTTGCCAAAGGAGTACAACAAGAGGAAGCATATCGCTTAACAATAGGTAACAAAGATACAACAAGCGGTTCTGCAAGGGCGCAAGGGAGCAAATTAGCCAAAAAATACGCGGTTTTAATCAACGAGGAACGCGAAAGATTGCGAAAGGTAGTTGAGGCTGCAAATGATAGCAAAGTGTCGGAAATCGCACAAATGAACATAATGGGCAAAGCGGAACG